CATTATGATTGCTCTGACAATCTTTGCAGAGTATCCAAAAGAAACCAGAATGTCATATGTCAAGAGGTATTATGACGCAATCTCAAAGCACAAAATCAACATCCCCACTCCCATCATGGCAGGAGTGCGAACGCCACTGCGACAATTTGCTAGTTGTGTTCTTGTTGATGTTGATGACTCCCTCGATTCTATCTTTAGCTCTGATATGGCTATTGGTAGATACGTTGCACAGAGGGCGGGAATCGGCATCAACGCTGGTAGGATCCGTGGCATCAACGCTAAAATCCGAGGGGGAGAAGTTCAACACACAGGTGTTGTACCATTTCTCAAGAAGTTTGAAGCAACTGTCCGATGCTGCACGCAAAATGGCATACGAGGTGGATCCGCGACAGTCCACTTCCCAATCTGGCACCAAGAAATAGAAGATATTATTGTTCTGAAGAATAATAAAGGAACTGAAGATAATCGTGTTCGTAAACTAGACTACTCAATTCAATTCAGCAAACTTTTCTATGAACGTTTCATTCAAGACAGAGAAATTTCTCTCTTCAGTCCACATGACGTTCCAGGTTTGTATGATGCTTTTGGTACTGATAGATTTGACAGCATGTATGAGTCTTATGAACGAGATCAATCTATTCCAAGAAAGACTGTTAGGGCTCAAGAACTCATTCTGGATATTCTAAAAGAGCGTGCAGAAACTGGTCGTATTTACATTATGAATATTGACCATTCCAATTCTCACTCTTCCTTCAAGGATAAAGTGGAGATGAGTAATCTTTGTCAGGAAATTACTTTACCAACATATCCAATCAATCATATTGATGATGAAGTTGGGGAGATTGCACTTTGCATTCTTTCTGCAGTGAATGTTGGAAAAATTAAGTCGGATGAAGAACTTGGAGAACTTTGTGAACTTTCTGTCCGTGGACTGGAAGAACTCATCGACTATCAGAAGTATCCTGTAAGGGCAGCAGAACGCGCTACAAGGGCACGCAGGTCCCTTGGAGTAGGTTTTATTGGTCTGGCACACTATTTGGCAAAACTTGGATTTAATTATGATTCTCAAGAAGCCTGGGATGCAGTTCACGGTCTTTCAGAATCTTTCCAATACTATCTCCTAAAGGCATCTAATCAGATTGCTAAGGAAAAAGGTCATTGTTCAGATTTTGGTCGCACTAAGTATGCTGATGGTATTCTCCCAATTGATACATACAAAAAGGATGTAGACGAAATTTCAAGTATTGAGTTGCAACATGATTGGGAAAGTCTTAGAGCATCTATCTTGGAGCACGGACTCCGACACAGTACACTGTCCGCACAGATGCCATCGGAGAGCAGTTCCGTTGTGTCAAACGCAACAAATGGAATCGAACCACCAAGAGATTATTTGTCCATTAAAAAATCGAAGAAAGGGCCTCTTAAGCAGATTGTTCCACAGTATCAATCTCTAAAGAATAATTACACACTTCTTTGGGACATGAAATCTAATCGTGGTTACATCAATATTGTATCCGTGATGCAAAAGTTCTTTGACCAAGCAATTAGTGGCAACTGGAGTTATAATCCAGAAAACTATCCAGGAAAAGAAATTCCTATTTCTGTTTGGGCACAAGATCTTCTCACAACTTACAAATATGGTTGGAAGACAAGCTACTACCAAAACACTTATGATGGTAAAAAGGATGATGAAGACTTTGAAGAAAAGTCTGAACTTCAAAGTATCCTAAATGATATTGAGACTTCTGAAGAGGAAGAATGTGAATCATGTAAAATTTAATTAAAATTGTTATTGATTAAACAAAATAGAGGTAAACGAATGCAATACGATTTTCTGACAACCAAAGAACAAAAGTCCACTAGTATTGAAGGAATGACCGTTTTTAATACGGAACAAGTAAATACTAAGAAACAACCAATGTTCTTTGGTAAACCTTTGGGTGTTCAGAGATACGATTCCTATAAGTATCCAGTTTTTGATAAACTTACAACTCAACAACTTGGATACTTTTGGAGACCAGAAGAAGTTTCACTACAAAAAGACCGTGGAGATTATCAAACACTTCGTCCAGAACAAAAGCATATCTATACCTCTAACCTCAAATACCAGATTATGCTTGACTCCATTCAAGGGCGTGGTCCTGGGATGGCTTTTATTCCTTACTGCAGCCTACCTGAACTAGAAGCATGTATGGAAGTATGGGGATTTATGGAAATGATTCATAGTCGCTCATACACATATATTATTAAAAATGTTTATTCGGACCCTTCAGAAATCTTTGATAAGATTGTTACTGATGAGCGGATTCTTGAGCGTGCAGAAAGTGTAACAGAATCATATAATGATTTTATTCATCATGCTCAACTTTGGGGAACAGGAAACATGTGGAGGGAAGATTTTAGAAGTTCCCCATCATCCCAATGGGAAATGAAGGACCTGAAGAGAAAACTATATCGCGCAATTGCAAACGTGAATGTTCTTGAAGGCATTCGTTTTTATGTTTCTTTTGCATGTAGTTTTGCTTTTGGCGAACTAAAACTTATGGAAGGTTCTGCCAAGATTATTTCTCTTATTGCTCGCGACGAAAATCAGCATCTTGCAATCACTCAAAATATTCTTAATAAATGGAAGAATGGGGATGACCCAGAAATGAAGCAAATTATGAAGGAGGAAGAAGAGTGGACTTATAAAATGTTTGAACGTGCCGTAAATGAAGAGAAAAAGTGGGCAGACTATCTCTTTAAAGATGGTTCTATGATTGGACTAAACGATAAACTTCTGCAACAATATGTTGAATGGGTTGCTAATCGTAGAATGAAGTCAATTGGTCTAAAACCAATGTATGATATTTCTGCCAAGAACAATCCTCTTCCATGGACTCAACACTGGATTTCATCTAAAGGTTTGCAAGTAGCGCCTCAAGAAACTGAAAATGAATCTTATCTCGTAGGGAGCATTAAGCAAGATGTCCAAGGAAACACATTCTCAGGATTTCAACTCTGAGCAGTTTAAAAAAATCTGGGAGGAAATGGATAAAATTGATCCATTAACTCCTGGACAACCTTCTGAAAGTGAATTGTGCATTGAAGCTTATATGAAAGCTGCTGAACATGATTCTTATTTGTTTGGAGATTATGACTATTGTAAAGAATGGTTAGGTATCTGTACATAGATAAAGGTGAATTCTTTTATCTTTTATGCCTAGGAATCAAGTTAGTAAAGACGAATTGAAGGTTAAAGTTTTAAGTTTAAAAAACAAAGTGGATCAAGAACCAACAGTATGGCAGGGTGAGAAAAAACTCGCCCATAAATACTTAAACATGGTTCTTGATGCTCTTGATGAATATAGATATTGACTATGAAAATCCTTGGATGTATAATGAAGTGCCTTTTACCAGCGATGATATTGGGGACCACTTTGGGTTTGTTTATCTCATTACCAATAAGTCAAACCAACGACGATACATTGGTAGAAAGTATTTTTGGTCGTTTAGAACGCCAAAAGGAAAAAAGCGTAAAGTAAAATCAGAATCTGATTGGAAAAAGTATTATGGGTCTTGTCCGGAACTTAAAGAAGAAATTGAACAATTGGGTAGACAAAATTTTAGTCGAACTATCCTATCATTACATAAAACAAAGGGCAAAACAAATTTCGAAGAAACTAGACAACTCTTTGTCAACGGAGTCCTCACAGAATCCCTTGACAACGGAGAACCAGCATTCTACAATAGTAACATCCTCAACAGATACTTCAGAAAAGATTACTATGAATGCCCAAATTCATCCACTAGCTCAAGTTAAAGAATGGTCTATTAATCGGATTCATGAACTTGCAGAAGGTGGAGTAGAATCTCAGTTTGATGCTGTGGCGATTGCTGAAGAGTTTGATGAGTGGATTAATGCTGAAGAAAATGGGGAAACATTAAAATATATTTGTTTGATGGACCCAGATTTTGGAGAACAGGAAATCGACACCATTTGACAATATAGAATTTTTCCTGTATAATGTAATTGATTGGTATTCACTATGTAAAACTCTTGTTAGTTTTCAGAACATAATACCTAAATTCGATGGGTAGGTGTCCGAGTGGTTAATGGAGGCGGACTGTAAATCCGCTGGCTCAGCCTACGGGGGTTCAAATCCCTCCCTGCCCACTTGACAATCTACACTTTATGTGTTATGATTGTCTCATGACTCAATAGCTCAGTTGGATAGAGCAACTGCCTTCTAAGCAGTCGGTCGTAGGTTCGAATCCTACTTGAGTCGCTTGGAACTTCGACGGAAGTTCCTTAGGGTGTGACAGAATAACCTTAGTGGTCAAGCACGAGGTAATGTATAGTACGACCGGCTGTGGTGGCCGCCATGTGACTGGGAGACCAGAGACATGAGAATCCTTACCAAGGAGTCCGAAAGTTCTAGGAATTATTTCTTCTATCAGTGAGACCTTCCTAGTTGTGAGTATGATAGAAACTCACCACCCAACCATGCGGATGTAACTCAACGGTAGAGTCACAGCCTTCCAAGCTGTTGGTTGCGCGTTCGAATCGCGTCATCCGCTCTTGGTAGTCCCTAGCGATTAACTAGGTAGACGCCAAAGGAAGTTAAGTCAAA